TCTTTACCAAAAAAGTAATTAATTGATTGAATATAATTTACACGATTCATTGATGTATCGCCTGCATTAAAGAACTGCCAAGCATTGTTGTTTGTGTAACGCCCTGCCGTTCTGTTTTGCAGAATAATTTGTATGCTTGATGCGCTAACATTTATTACACCAACAAACAAACGCAATTCTTCCATCCATTGTTCGCTAATGGTGAACGCATTAATGTAACCTGTAAAAAACTTATAAAGCCCGTTATCACCGCCAGTTGTAATCAAAGCGTTGTTTGTGTCAAAGAACCCATGCCACATTTCAATCTTTGAACCTTTAATGTTTTGACCTAGCACCCAACCAAGCAATGCTGTATCAATACCAACAAGCGTAACCGATGTTTCGTTAGCGGTTGATTTAATATCACGCTGAACATCGCCAATTTGCACTAAGGCTGATAAGCCATTAAATGTTTGCGGTGTGCCGCCAAGCGTTACAGTTATGGCATAAGGCGCGGTTGAAAATAATGATACGGTTTCAACACCTAAAACAACCGTTGTAACGCGCACAAAATCCGCTAGGCGAATGTTATTTGTATTTTGTAAGGGAACTATGTTTTCCATTATAAAACCGCTTCAAACGCTTTAAAATTGCCTGTCCATGAAATAAAACTGTCATTGGTCATTGGCACTAATGTATAAGTTGGATATTCGCGCAAGATAACGCAAAATGTAACGCCTGTAAATGTGCCGCCACCTAAAGCAATGGTTGTTCCATATTGACCAATTACACATTGAACAGGGCTTGTTAGTGTTGCAATTAAATTACGATGAACAGGAATGTTTACTGTTGAACCACTACCACGCACCACATCGGCGGTTGCAATGTAAGCATAACGCCCAACTTGGCAAAAATCACCTGTGCGAACTATGTATGTGCCGCTTGAAACTGACGGCAATGCCCCTAGAACCAATGTTTTATTTGCGCTGGCAGTCTGCCATTGGCAAGCCGATATTTGTCCGCTAGAAAGGCCGCCACGATACTGAATATAATTTTTCCATCCAGTAGATCCAAAATTTAAATATTGTTCTAATGCTTTATCGTAATATCGCAAATTTGCAAGCAAATCACGATTTTGCGAATACAAAAGATAATTCATAGGCTTCATTTCAAAAGCAAATGGAACAACGGTCATAATTTCCGATGTGCTTATGCGCTGATTGCGACTAATCACTTGGCCAACAAAACGCTGATCGTTAATGCCAACTTGTTCTGCTATTGCTAAAATTGTATTTAATGTCGCCATTTTATTCTACCTTGACTGTGGCAAACTGCGTTGTGCCGATTGATTTGCACTCCAAACGGCCGTTTTATTCCTAGCTAAAAATTGTGTTGCAGATTGCGTATCTATTGCACTCATATTAGCAATATAAGGTCCATTATAAACTACCTGCGGCTGATTACCCATTGCACTAGCTAATGAATTGTTTGGAATAATTGTTCCTGATGTTTTAGGTATAAATAATTCCGGTCCTTTTTCACCAACAAGACTTGGAACGCCAACAGGCGGTTCGCCACCATCGGCAAAAAATCCACCAAGCAAACCAGCACCATTATTAAAGTTGGTTGAACTGCTAAACAATCCACCAAGACCGCCGCCACTACCAAATGCGCCAAATAATCCACTCATTTGGGATTGCATTTGAAAGCGCAAAAGATCTTTAATAAAACTGCCTATTAAATTGCCAAATGAAACTTTGCCAGTTTCAACAAATCTATCTAAAGCCGATGTCATGCTGTTTGTCATGTTGTTAAACAATTCAGCACCTAAAGCCGCACTATCTTGGGATCGTTCAATAAAGTTGTTGTATGCTTTATCCCAACCGGCTTGAAAGGTGTTTTGCGCCCTTTCGTTTAATTCCTGCGCTTTGATGCGATTCATTTCGGCATTAGCAAAATTGGAAATGTATCTTTCATCAAAACCTTGCTTTTGCATATCTAAAATCTTTTTCTGCAAATCAAAGTATTCCAATGCCAACTGAACTTGCGTATCACTTAACCCAACCATTTGGCGTTCAACATCTAAGCGTTCGGTTGCAACTTGGCTGTTGTAAATTAAATCATTGGCTTGCTTTGCCATTTCCAATCGTTTAGCTTCAAATTCAGCCGAATACTTTGCGGCATCAACTAATCGCGCCGCGTTTAATAATCTTGCTTGTTCTTCTGCACTTGTGTATTGATATTTTTTACCTTGTTCTAATTCAATGTTAATTTTTTCAACTTCAGTTAATACTCTGCCGGCCGCATATCTTTGCGCTTCATAAGCAATAACCTGATCTTCCAATGATTCTTTTTGTTTTTTTATTTCATCGGCTAATTTTTGTGCATCTGATTTTGCTTTTTCTGCGGCTTTATCTTTTTTGGCTTGTTCTTTATCGCTTAAATCTTGACCGCGAACGCCACCTGCTTGAAATTCAGCAGGCAAATTAAATGCGCCAAAGTTGTTTGCCGTATCACCAATCTTTGGTGTTGGCGACCAATTGCCACCGCTTTTTGCGCGATTTGCTTTATCAATGGCTTTAGTTAAATTATCCCAACCAAAAATCGCTTTATTTAAAAACGAAACTGAATCAGATAATGCAGGGGCTAAATCGGTGGCTAATGATGTGCTTAAACGCTTTGTAAAGACATCCATCTTATCAATGGCATCGCCTATATCTTTAAATGCCTGTTCAGCATCATTGAATTTTCCAGCATTATTAAAGTAACTGTCTGCAACGCCTTTAATATCAACATTCTTTGCGGCTTTGCCAAACAATTCCATTGCAATGGCATTGCGTGTGATTGGATCACTTACATTAGCCAAGCCTTTTAATGTTTTTTCAAATAAGGCTGTTTCATCAAGGCGGCGTAAATCAGCAACCGAAACGCCAAGTTTATCAAATGATTCGCGACCTTTATCGCTACCATTGGCGGCATCATCAATTTTGGCCGTTAATGATGAAAATAATTTTCCTGTGTTTTCGCTATTGCCGCCGCTAACGGATAAGGCTTCAGATAATTTAAGAACTGTGCCAACAGCAACATCGTTTGCTTTTGCTGTGTCGTTAATGCTGTCAGCATATTGAATGGCATTAACAGCCGCGCCAACTAATGCCGCGCCCAATGCTGTAACGCCTATTTTTGAACCAATCGTTGATTTGGCAAAGCCACTAAGTTTAGATTCGGCAAGCCCCAAGCCCTGATTAAATTGGGCTGAATCTAATCCTAAAACTACACCTAACCTTGATACGATTGCCATGATTATTCCTTTTTAAACTTATCCATACTAAAGCCTTGCGCTTGCGTCATAAATGTTAATAAAGCCTGACTAGCATTTGGTGGCTGTGCTGGAAACATATAACCATAAACACTATTCAAAACATTTTTTAATTCATAAGGCTGGCTATTAGGCGCACGCATATAATTAAAAACACCTGCCGTTAAATTGCCCATTGTTTGCAATAAACCATAATTGCCTATTGCGCCGTCAGCAAACATAACGGTTATTTCATTTAATGTTGATTCATCCAATTCGGCAATACTATCTTGCGTATGTCCATTAAAAATCATTGCCGCTTTAACTTGCGTTCTTAATGAACTTGTTACTTTTCCTTAATGGCCTTGTAATCAGGCGATATAACTTCGCCTATTTTATCAATCATTTGTATTTGTATGGACAAAGGAAATTCTTCCTCAATGTCGGCATATTCTAAATCAGCTAATGATTGGCCATCTTCAGGTATTAAAAATTTAAAGTATTCCACAATTCTATGTTGCAAAATAACTTTATTACGGGCGGCTTCCATCATTGACCGGCCATCAACAATTACATCCTTATCGCTGTAAACAACGCCATCGGGATTTGTGTCTTTAATGCTAACCAAATCATAGGTCATGCTTTTAAATGCTTCATCAACCAAATTTTGGTTTGGTGATTTGTAATAATTATATATTGCTTCAATTTCATGCACCGCAGGAACGCGCACGCGAAATGTATGATCGCCCAAAACAAATGTTCGCGTCATTACTGACAAACGATTTTCCTGATATTTATTGCCCAATGCCGATGCTATTTTACTCATAATGATTTACTCCTATATTGTTTTATCTTTTGACTTAAAATTTGCCCTAATAACTCGGCAACAAATTCTGCTTGCCCCTCTAATGCTGGCCGCAAATATGGTTTGGCAGGTCTGTTTGCTGTTCCAAATTCATTGACAACCGCCCTTGCATCATAAAAGATATTATGTGCGCCGTAAAACTTTTTGGCTTCACTTCTAATTTCATCTTTATGCCTAACGCCTTTTTTAAACATTTCCTTATTAAATCTTTTTCTTAATTTTTTTGGAATTGGTTTAGTTGTAACAAAGGCTAAAACAGAATCAGTTGTTGTTACATATCTTGATTTTCTGTCTTTGTTTGTAGCACGCTTGCCAGTTATATGCAATGAATCGCGTAACATATTTGTTTCATCGGATGATGCGTAAGCCTGCGCTGTATATAAAACAGGCTTCATGGCATCTTTAACCGCAGGAATTAAAACTTTTGACCGCGCTTCCCTGTCGCCAATATCACGCGCTAGATCTTGGAATAATTGCAAGGTTTCCTTTAATCCAGTTATGCGAAACTGTTCTTCCATTAGTCAGCCTTAATTAACTTTTGATAAATGTTGTTGTTTAATGAAACAACATAATCCACCACTTCGTCAGGTGTCATTTTATCAGCATGATTAGCGGCTATTTCATGTGCCAAGTTAATACCTGTTAAGCGTTGCTGTGCAAAACCAAACCAGTTTTTTTGGCCACTTCCTGCTTGAGTAACTAAAAACCCAAGCAGGTCATTTTGCGATTTAATTTCCATTATCTTATCCTATAAAACAACAACCCCTTTCGGGGCTGTTTGATTAAGTGTTGTTTGACCAACCGAATTGGTTGCCACGCGGATGGATGGTGAACATACATTTTGCTTCAGCACCAACGGCAGAATCAATTTGGAAATTACCAACGCGACCGTTGAAAGCATAATAAACAATGCCTGTGCCATCGGTTGCTGAAATAATAAATGTGCGATCAACTACGCCTGAATAAGCATCGCCGCGAATTAACAATAATTGCGTGTCAGCAGGATTCCATGCGGCTGTGATTGACATTGATGTTGGCGCATTTTGCACCGGTATTTTGTCGCCTTGGCGTGAACCAGCAACACCGAATGAAGCAACAGCATCATCCATACCAAACGCAGGAATGTTTTCAACAGGAATAACATTAGCAGGAATAGCAAGTGCTGAAACAGTTGCGTAAGTTGATAAGTTTGCTACTGTTAAAGGTGTTGGGGTTGTTGTTGGCTGGCAATATAGGGTTGCGGAAAAGCCGGGTAATACTTTATTTGGTAATGCCATGATTGAAAATCCTCATTAAAATTAAAAAAATCGTATCTTATGATGGAATGTAAATTGTGCAATCCATGAATATGCTATGCAACCCAATATCGTTGTCATAACTATTATATAACCAATTCACATCGGCTTTGGAAATTTGGAAACCTGTAACGCCACCAAATTGCCCAGCATAACCATGCAATGCTTGTATTATTGTGTTTGACAGATTAAAACCATCCGCCATGTTTGCTGTAAAAACACTTATTTGGAATGTTGGTGAATCAGCACCTTTATTATTCTGATAAATACCAGTATAAACAGGTTGATGAACATCCCTTAACTGCCATGTTATAAACTTTGGTTCAGTTGCCCAGTTACGGTTAAAGTTTGCGTAAACAGGAACAGGCGTTGCAATAGTTGTTAGTTGTGCCTGTATTGCCCTTGCGTAATTACTAACATTGTTTTGCGTTGTCATGTTAAGCCTTTGTTGCAGGATCAGAACGATAGCACATTAAAGTTACACTCATTCTATCATTGCTTTCAATAACATCGGTTATTCGCCATTCATTACCGCGCCAAGTTACGCTGTAATTATTTTGCCCGTCAGTAATAGTTTTCATGTTAGGTGTGTAATTAAATTTGAATGTAATCAAATCTGAATAAACACGATAGCGTTCTGTTATGGCCACCGAGTTTTTAACCTCGGAAACCAAAGGGCGACCAACAAACCAAAGTGTTGTGGTTGTTGTATATTCGCCAAAACTATCAACACCAAAACTAAGCGTGTTAATGTTTACATTTTCAAACCGCGCAATAGCCATTTGCTACATCACCAAAGGCTTATATTGTCTAAGCAATACATCCACCCCAAAAGGTATTTTTTGTAAAGCCCCAGCCGTTGTTTCACTTCTGTTGTTATATAGGTGAGTTAGTAATAATAACCCAGCCTGTTTAATAACAGGGTATTGCGCCAAAATGCTGGAATTGATCGTGTAATTGCAAACAACAGGCGATGTCATATATGTATTAAGGTCGGTCGGCAAATCATTAAGAATCACCTTGTTACCTGTAACATCATAAAAATATGTATTAGCCGCAACAGTTGTTAAAACTGGCGGACTTGCATCGCTGTAATATTTAACGCTGTTTATGGTAACGCCATTTTGTGAAACTTCAGGCAAATCCAATGTTAATGGCGTGCCATATAAAGCCGATGCGCCATAATAAACAGTATAAGACTGATTAAAAATTGGTAAGCCCAAATAATCTTCAATGTGCATCCGAACCGCAACTTCCAAATCACTTAAATAGGTGTCCTGTGATTCATCGCCAAACAAGTTTAATTGTTGGGTAATTTCATCAAGGGTTAGCCATTGTGTTTGTAAATCGCGGCTTGTTTGAACAACCTTATCATAGTTAAATGGATTGCGCGTTGGCGCAAGATTTACCATACCGCTAATGTTGTTCGCCGCCATAATTAAACGCCTTTCAAGTAAACGCCTGCAAATACATCGCGGATTGATGATGCCATACGCATTTCAGCATAAATGGTAACAAAACCTGCTTGCGTTTGATCAAAGCGTTTGATGTTCATTGTTTCAGCATCGGCAATAGTTAAGAATCTATCCCAATTTGCTAATACTAATGGGATTGCGCCAACCGCAGGTGCATCCAAATAAGGATTAGGGATAACAG